ATGGATAGTTTGTTAATCGGGGCTGTTGTTTGGCTGATTGGACTCACCATTGTGGTGATGGTTGGTGCATGGATGTTTGCGCGGGGTTATCTTTCGGTCGTGCGCGAAAATGTAAGCCTCAAGGCCGAACTTCATGCAGTACGTGATGCAGCCAAGCGAGAACTAGCCGCGCTCAGTGCGCAATTCGATCTAGCCATGAGTGCTCTACGCCGTGAAGTGATCAATGCTCGTGAGCGCTGGACAATTGATGCCTATGCGCTGATGGATGCGCAGCTCTATATTCAAGCCCTCGAAGACACCTGCCATCACCATCAAATCCCCTTGCCGAAAAAGCCGCGTCGGGCTGGCCTTGATCGCCCAACCACTAGCCCTCGAACGGATGAACAACACAACGGGCTTGACCCCATCGACGAATACCTATCACCACTTAACACAGGAGCATCGCTATGACCCTCACCCAAACGTTGCTGGCCTTGATGATCGTTGCCGTTCTCTCATTTGTTATTGGATTTTTGAAATCAATTGCCCCAAAAGCCGCCGAAGCTTTGCACACGTGGGCTGATGCAAACCTTGGGGCCGAGCAGCGCGACGCACTGTATGGGGCTGTCAAAGCTGGCCTTCGTGCTGCTGAAGCCCACGGCCTTAAAGCTGAAGATCTGTTGGCAAAGGCGGTACAAGTTGCCAGTGGCTATCTTACCCAATACGGCTTGCCGTTTAGTGAAACATTGCTTCGTGATCTTGTGATGGCCGAAAAGTATAAAAAGACGCAGGAATCCGAATAACCCATGCTGTGGTGTGCGTTGAGCTATATCGGCTTTGTGTATGGCTTTTTGATCTACATCAATGTCGATTTGTGGCGATTTTTCAGCATCATTGACCAAGAACCCAGTGATGAAAGCCAACAATATTACTACCCGCCGCGCTAGCGGCGACAAGACCCAATTAATCCTTAATTAATCGAGTAATGGGTCATTGTCTCAAAGTCTTAATCCCAACCCGAGGCAGGCCAATATGACCAATCCCGAAGCAGAAAAACCATTGACCACGCGACAACGGCGCTTTGTCGATGAATATCTCGTGGATTTCAATGCCACGAAAGCGGCAATTCGGGCTGGGTATGCGGAACGCTCAGCGCGGAGCATCGGATCAGAAAACCTGACAAAACCTAACATTAAGGCCGAGATTGCACGCCGCGCCGACGACATTATTAGTAAGACCGAGATTGTGGGACGGCTCGCACAGCAGGCTCGCACCTCGATGGATGATTTCTTTTTTATTGGCGAAGAAGAGCGAACAGTCATCAAACGGCGCATTTTAGTCAGTGTTGATAAGAAAGGTAGCTCAAAAGAGATTGTTTTAGAGGAGGTTGAAGAAAAGGCCATGCGTCCGGCGACCTATCTCAGCTTAGTCAAAGCCGAGCACCGTGGCGTGATGCACCTTATCAAAAAATACTCGGTCGGCCCTAAGGGGGAATCGATTGAATTGTACGACGCACAAGGTGCGTTGATCACACTAGGCAAGTATCACGCAATGTGGGTTGATCGCGCTGAGCATACGGGTAGGGGCGGTGCGCCAATTCCGATTGATAGTCCGGCGATGGCGCAAGCAGCTGATGAATTAAAACAGTGGCGTGAGGAACAATGTCGAAAGCTGTCGAATTGGCAAAGTGCCATGCCGACCCTGCCTACTTCACCCACAACTACGGACGAATAGACGACGCGCAGGGTCTTGGTGATGGCAGCGGCGATATGCCGTTTACGCTCTGGCCTGCGCAGATTGAAGTCCTGTGGACGCTTCTGCTTCAGCGTCTAATTCTGATCTTGAAGGCGCGGCAGTTGGGTATTAGCTGGTTGTGTTGTGCCTATGCCCTGTGGCTCTGCCTGTTCCAACCGGGCAAGGTGGTGCTGATCTTCAGTAAAGGTCAAGGCGAAGCGGACGAGATGCTTCATCGGGTCAAACGGTTGTATGAACGCTTACCCGATTGGATGCGCGAAGCCTCGCCAGCGCTGGTGACGGACAACACGACCGAACTGGAATGGGCGAATGGCAGTCGGGTTAAATCACTGCCCGCGACCAAAGGGGCAGGGCGTTCGTTCACTGCATCGCTCGTGATTTTGGACGAAGCCGGATTCTTGATTTGGGCTAAGCAGTTGTATACCGCGCTCAAGCCCACGATTGACGGCGGCGGCCAACTGATTGTTCTCTCCACAGCCAACGGGATTGGCAATCTGTTTCATCAATTATGGGTCAAGGCACTCAGTGCCAAGAATCGGTTCAAAACTATTTTTCTGCCATGGTGGGCGCGACCAACCCGTGATGCCCAGTGGTATCAAGAGCAGCTTGAGGAGTATACCGACCTTGATATGGTTCGGCAGGAATATCCCTCAACCGCGCAAGAAGCCTTTTTGGTGTCAGGGCGCACACGGTTCAAAATGCCGTGGTTGCTTCAGCAGACACCGAGTGACGGTTTAGCAGCGGAATCGTTACCCGATGCGCTGGACAAGCTTGACGGCGTAACGATGTATCAATTGCCGCAACAAGGACGGCGCTACATTCTGGCAGCGGACGTAGCCGAAGGGCTGGAGCACGGCGACTTCTGCGCTGCCACCCTAATCGACGCAGTGTCATGGGAGGAAATGGTCAGCGTCCACGGCAAGTGGGAACCGGATGAATACGCTCGCATCTTGATGGCGTTGTCGGATGGGTACGGGGCCACGGTTGCGGTCGAACGGAACAATCACGGCCACGCGGTACTGACGACGATGAAGCTGGCCGGATTCACGCGCATCGTGTATGGCCTTGATGGGCGAGCAGGCTGGCTGACCAACGCCCAGACCAAGCCACAAATGATTGACCTGTTAGCAACGGCACTGCGCGATGTGTTGGTAAAAATTCGCAATCAAACGGCGCTGAATGAACTAGCGATTTATCGGATTTTGAAGAACGGCGGGACAGGCGCACCCGCAGGCTATCACGATGATTTCGTGATGGCATGGGCCATCGCTCTCATGGTTGCCAGTCAACCAACGGAAGTCGAAGACGAAGCCATTGCTGGCTCGTGGGATAGCTACTAAACAAGGGGTATCGATGCCAACAGCCTTTGACAATTTGTCGGTTGAAGCCGCCAAAAAACGCTTGCCAACCACGCCGGAAGCGGTCAAAAGCGCGGTGCTGTTTCGCGATGGCGATCACTGGCAAGGTGGCGCGGCGTGGACTGGCCCCGCTCCAGCATCAACCGATAAGGGCGCGACCGAGGTGATGACGCGTATTCAACGCGAGTTTGTTTCCAGCAATGTCATTGCCGAGGTGATTGAGCGGCATGCGAATGGTGCAGTCGGGCGGGAACCTCAATGGAGCTATGCCCTGCGTCGTCCATTACTGGAGGAGGAACAGCCGAATACCCAAGAGCAAGCATTGCTCGATGAAGCGGAAGCCGCCATGACGAGCTGGTGGGATCAACGGAATGTGCTGGGTATCCTACAAGAAAGCATTGCCACCGCCGTGGTGCATGGCCGCGCCGTCCTGCGGTTATTTGTGCCCCCTGCCGTTGTCGAAGGCGGCGTGATTCAGCGCCAGCCCAGTTTGGCCGATGCCTTGAATCTCATTTGGTTGGATGGACTTTCACCCGAGCAGGCTGGCGTGAGCCGCGACACGGCCACGATGCAGGCCTGTGGTGTGTATGTCTACACCAACGACGCGAAACAGGAAGTGGCTGAAGTGACCTTTCTTGATGGCCTCGATACCGTGATGCGCACACTCGAAGGCGAAGCCGTTACCGGAGAAACGCGGCTGCCGCTCATGGGTCACTTACTGATGATCGAAATCACCTGCAAACCCTTGATCGGGTTACCGATGCAGCAAATGCAGAAGGCGCTCAATATGACGTTGACGATGCTCCAACACAACATCGTGATTAGCGGATTTGTTGAGCGCGTGATGACCAATGCCCAAATGCCCTTTGATGAGGTCGATGATCCAACCAACCCGGGCAAAAAAACGCGTGTGTATCGCCCGTATGACATCGGGCCGGGCAAAACCACCAATTTGGTCGGGCTGCCGATGCGCGAAAAAGATGGACAGATTGAGCGCATCACGGGCTACACCACCCCATCGGTGCAATGGCGTGATCCCGTTCCCGTGGGCACGTTCATTGACACCGACGCAGCAATCTATAGCCGGATGCTCAAGGAGTGCAAGCAACTGCATGCGCTGTTGAGTGGTGACGCAGTAGCGAGTGGCGAAAGTCGCAAACAAGCATTGTTGGATTTTGCGATGTCCCTAGGGCCAACAGCTACAGCGTTGAAGCAACTGGTGCGCTGGGTGCTCGAAGCGGCCTTAGCCTTAGCGGCCCACTTTGCGGGGCGTGCCCAAGCCTTTGATTCCTTGCGGGCGGATGTCACGCCACGGTTGTGGCTGGGCAGCTTGAGCAGCGAGGAACGCAACTTCTTATTAGCCGCCTACGAAAAAGGGGCGATCAGTCACGACCTGTTCTTGAGCTTAATAGAGGTTGAAGATGTGGATGCCGAGAAAGCCCGCATTGCTGCCGAGCAGGAAGAAAAGCAGGCTCGCAGCGCCCGAAGCTTAGGTGCAGCCTTGGCGATGCAGCAAGCACGGCTCGATAGTGGCGCTGCCAGCACCGGATTGGAGCAGCCGCAATGATCGACGCGGTTGCCATTGCCAATCAATTCCGTGCTGAGCTTCAGGCCCAGAACGCGAGCGCGATGGACGATCTGACCAAACGCTGGCGCACGGTCGAAGCGGCCTTGAAGGCGGAAATGGAAGCCTTGGCGTTTCAAATGAGCCAGGCTAAGGCCGATGGGCAAACGGTCAGCGAGTCGCAGTTGTATGCGAACGAGCGCTACCAAGCGTTGTTGGTGCAGCTCCAGCGCGAACTGGCGAAATACAACGCGGATGCCGCCGCGATCATTCAGGCACAGCAGTTGAGTTTTGCCAGTATGGGCGCGGAGCAGGCCACGGCGTGGTTGCGCTATTCCGGCGCGATTCAAGGGTCATTCACGCAGTTGAACAGCGGCGCATTTGAAAACATTGCCGCGCTGGCACGGGCTGACAATCCCTTGGCGCTCTTGCTGAGTAACGCCTATCCGGAAACGGCGCAAGCCATGACCGATGCCCTGTTGAGTGGCCTTGCATTGGGCAAAAACCCGCGCATCACGGCGCGAATGATGGTCAATGATGGCTTAGCAACCAGTCTCAATCATGCCTTGTTAGTAACCCGTGATCAGTCGATTCGAGCATCACGCGTGGCTGCGTTGCAGCAGTATCAAACGAGTGGCTTAGCCGCCGCTTACATGCGCATCGCGGCACGCGGCGTACCTGTCTGGCCTGTTTGGCGCTCGATGGCACGGTCTATCCGACCAACGTGATGATGCCGTTGCATCCTCAGTGCAGATGTACATTACTGCCAATTTTAAGAGGCCGCGAGCCGCTGGCGATCCCAACGGGCAAGCAATGGTTTCTGGAGCAGAGTGCAAAAACACAGCGCGATATGCTTGGCCCAGGGCGCTACGCCTTGTGGCAACGGGGCGCATTTCAATTTGAAGATTTGGCGACGGTGCATAGCGGTGGCATCTGGGGCGCAAACGCGCAGGTCACGACGGTCAATGCCTTACGCCAATTGCAATCATAGAGGAGTAATCAACAATGGTTCGCTTTTTTCGCTCAGTTAAATTGTTTACTGCTGATAACGGTGGCGGTGGTTCCGGCAGTGGCAACGGTGGCAATCCACCACCAGCCAACCCGCCTGCGAATCCACCGGCTAACCCTCCCGCTAGTGGCGGCAACCAACCCGATATTGCAGGCCAAATTGCCAATCTGATCGCTCGCCAAGGCAGCCCTGATGCTGCGTTGATGCTGCTGATGCAGGAAAACTATCAGTACCGCGACCAGAATCGCCAGCTGCGCGAGCGTGTTCCTGATGGGGCCGTGGTGCTCAGTGGTGACGATGTGCAGCGCTGGCGGGACTATCAAGCGCTTGGGCAGCTCGATGAATTGCGCACCCGCTTGACCGAGCGTGAGCAAGCCCAAACCGAGCTGGCCACGTTGCGCACACAAGCCACCATGCGCACGGTTGCTGAGGCGATGCAGTGGAAGCCGAGCGTGCTGGAGCGCTTAGCGGGCAATGTCACGTTTATCACCAAAACCGAGGGCGACAAGACCACCATCACCGTCAAGGATGGCGACGGGGAAACCCCACTCGATGCCTATGCCGAGAAACACTGGGGTGAATTCATGCCCGCTCTCACGATCGATAGCAACCCTGCACGGCGGGGGACGGGCTTTGTCCATCAAGGTGGTGGCAATCCCAAAAAAGACGACCCAATCACCACTCACAATCAACGGATGGGCTATAGCCTTCCGAAGCGAGGTTAATCATGGCTGGAGTAATCGGTACCGTTAATCAACTTACCAGCCCAATTTGGGCAGGCGATTTCTTAGACCGCGAGCACTTAATGCCAGGCGGAGCCAAGGTTGATGCGAGTCAATTCTTAGCAACCGATGGCGCAATCATCACCCTGTCGGCCAATGCCTTGGTCAGTGCGACCAGTATCTCCGTCACCGCCTTGGCGAATCCCATTCCGGCAAATACGATGCTGCGCTTTGGCGCTGGCAAGTATGCCTATTCGACCGCTGCTGCTGCCGCTGGCGCAACCAGTATTGCCGTTGAAGCGTTGCCCGTGGCCCTTTCCAGCGGCGATAAAGCCACGTATAACGGCAGTGGCACGAAGCCCGTGACCATCGTATCGGGCACGCTGATTGGCCGCACCTGGGCCGAGCGTGATGCAGGCACGGCTTTTGGCCCCGCTGCCGATGCCGATGAAGAAATCTATTTCTTGGCGTTCGATATCAGCGATGCCACCAAAAACAATGATGCTGATTTGTATCGCTACAACAGCATCGTGAAAGAAACCTTTGTACCTGGCTGGGCAGGGTTGAGCAGCACACTCAAGGCCTTTGTGCGCAGCCACTATCAATGCACGGTCGGCAGAGCCTAAGCAGGGCGAAGGCCTCGTCATTCATTCAATCATCAATACTGTTTAGGAGTTTTGTCCGATGGATATTGCTAGTTTATTGAATCAAGCCCGTGCAGATGGCACGCTCACCCGCCTCATGCGCAATGTGTTGGCCCAGTTCGGGCGGCCCCAACGACGCTACCTTGGCGCGGAGTTGCTGCCTGAGCGCATGGTCGAAGAAAACCAATATACCGAGGAATCGATCCGCTATCGCACCATTGTGGCGAATGGCGGTACGCGCTATGGCCCCGCCCAAAAGAAGGGCGGCGACCTGATCGGCACGTTCGATGTCAAGTTGGCCAACAGTGATATTGCTCGTGAATTGAGTGGGCGCGACTATGACATCCTCTTGCGCTACTTAGGCCGCAACGCCTCAATGGATGCCATTGCCGCGCTGACCAATTGGGCTGAAACCACGCTCAACCTTGCCTTGATCGAAGTCAACGAAGCATGGCGCTGGCAAGCGATTGTCGATGCCAGTGTGATCATTGAAGGCGATAACGCCTTTCGGGAACCCGTGGCCTTGACCAATCCCGCAGGCCACCGCGTCAACGTGGCCGACGATTGGGCCGACCCAACCTATGACCCGTTCCAAGATATTTATGCCATGGCCGATCTGTTGCAGTCCAAGGGCTACACCGTGGGCCGGATGTTTGCAGGCACACCTGTGCTGACCAAGCTGGCTCGCAATCCCAAGGTAGCCGCCCGCACCAGTCACTTTGTTGCGAATAACGGTGGCGCTTTAGAACTCGTGGCGGGTCGCGCCAGCCTGATGGGGGTCAATATGGCCTTGCAAATGGATGGCTTACCGCCGATTGAGCGCTATGACTTGCGCTATAACACGCAAAACGGTGACGTGCGCTTTTTGCACGAACAAGCCTTTGTCTTAGTCGCGCTCACGGGCCGCAATGAAGAACTGGATATTCCCGATGGGGAGCAAACCTTGATCACCGATACCTTGGGCTATACCGCTATTGGGAAGCCAGCAGGGCATAGCGAGCCAGGGCGGGTGATTAATACCGAATTCAAGACCGATAAGCCACCACGCATCGAAGGTCAGGCATGGCAAACAAGCTTTCCAATTTTGGCGGAGCCAGAAGCGGTAGCGGTACTTAAAAACATCTAGGCGAGCGGAGAAGTTTTCAATCATTCAATGCGTTCAAAGGAGGACACGCATGTCAACCAAGGTCAAGGTCACCTTAACTGATTCGTGGATGCACCTCGGGACAACCTATCTGCCTGGCGTACATACGCTCGATGAGTCCATCGCGAATATTTTGGTTGCGGCCAACGCGACCACTGACGTACAGTCGATTGAGCCTGTGGCCGCCGAGCCAGTACAGCGGGTCGAACAGCCTGCCACGCCGAATGCCGACGGCGACGCAGGCACGCCAACCACCGATGGCGGCCAAGCACCCGCCGAGCCATCAGTGGAGTTGGTTAGCGTTGTGGGTAGCAAGGCAGCCGCAAGCTTGGCCGCAGCGGGCTATACCACCTATGGCGATGCCGTCGCCGCCGATGATGCCACGTTGAGCGCCATCGATGGGATTGGCGAGGCCACAATCAAGAAATTGCGTGAGTACAAGGCGGCCTAAATGGCACACACCGATGGCAGTATCAAAGCGGTGATGCAGGAAGAACTGCTGGAAACCGCGACCGTGCTTAACTGGACGGATGTGAGCAACGCAGGCTACAACGCCGCCTTACGAAGAACCTTACGACGGTTGAATCTACCAAATGTCGCAGCATCAGCCAATGATCCGCTCCTGGAAACCGTCGCCATCATTGAAGTGTGGCGCAGTGTGGTCAATGCGACCGTGACCGCGATTAATTTCGAAGCCGATGGCGGGAAATTTGACCGGAAGGCTATGCACGACCACGCCGTGCGCATGCTTAAGCAGCTCGAAGCCGAGTTTGTCACCAATCAACCTGTTGTTGTCGAAGAAGCGCCCATGAGTGGCACGCTCGATACCTTTAGCCGCTGGTAAGGAAGAAGGAAGCCGTATGTTACCGATGCGACCCACTGAATTCACGGTGATGCAGGCCACGCACACGGACGCGATGCGCGACCAATGTGTGCTCATGGAGCCACAGACCAGCGCAGGCCGCAATAACAAACCCGTGATCACCTACACCGACGCAGGGTCGTCGGCCTGTGGGTTCAATCCCAGCACGGCCAACGGCGTTGCCAGCGAGGAAGTTTTAGACAGCACGGCGGTCGTGATCACCAAGCCAACCCTGCGCTTGCCTGCCGGAACCGTGATTCGTGCGTCATGGCGCGTGCGCATCACCCACCGCAATGGGCAGGTGCTTACCCCCGCGCTAACGTTTGAGGTGGTGGGCGATCCGGCCACGCTTGGCACGGCCATCGTGGTGGAATTAGCGACCGTCACCCGCGAGGAGGTCTAATCATGGCCAAAAAAGGCGTAGCCCAGTACCAATCCTTTGCCAAGCGCTTTCGGGTGCGGATCGACGGCGCAACCCGCGACCTGTTGAATGAGGCGGCGTTGGCAGGTGAAGGGTATGCCAAACAAAACATGATGGCCAATAACAGCATTGATACCGGCTTTGCGCTCAACAGTATCCACGCCGTGTTGGTCGATGGGCAAGGGGTCGATAGCTCGACGACAGACCTGCCCGATAAGCATGGCGATGTGGTCCAACGCACATCCGCTGGGTTGCCTGCCATGGGCGATAACACCAGCGCCGTGGGCTGCGCCGCCAATTATGCGATTTACATCGAACTGCGAGCGCCCTTTTTGTTTCCCGCACTCGATCAGGTCAAGGCTGACTTTGGCGGCATCGTGCAGGTCGTGCGCCGCAAGCGAGGGTTGTAATGGTTGACCCAATTGCTGCCATCATCACCGCCATGAGCACACCCACCGTGACCGCACTGGTAAGCAATCGCGTATGGGTCGGACCGGATTTGCCGCAGGGCTACACGCCGGATGTCGGCCCCGCGATTCTGTTTGTCATTCGCGGCGGTGGCTTCGATTACACCCGCACAATCCTGAGTCCATCGCTGTATGTGCAACTGTATGGCACGGACGAAGGCGTGTGCATCGACCTGTGGCGCACCTGCTGTGATGCGTGGATGGATCGGGGTAATGGGGTGACGCGGCTACGGCCCGATAGCAGCGCCATGCCGCGCCTGCTCCGCACCCAAACAACCTTGTGGCTGTTCGCCTTGTCGGGGTGGACAGCCCATATCAAGAACTATTAGATTCGACCGATTTCACTACAAAGGAGGTTGGAATGCCAACCGATGTTGCTGCTGTAACGATGAGTAATGCCAAGCTGTTATACGCTCCGGTGGGTACAACCCTGCCTGCTGATAGCTTAGCCGTTGGAGCCGCGTGGCCCGTAGGCTGGGTACAGTACGGCCTAACGAGTGCCCCACTGGTCGTGGCCTACAGCTACGAAACCAAAGCACCCGAAATCCAAGAAGCTTTGGGCGCGGTCAAGCGCAAAAAGGTCAGCGAAGAATTAACCGCCGAAACGACCATGGCGCAACTGGATTTCGCCGGATTGCCCAGTACATGGGGGGGAACCAATACCGTGGTCGCCTCAGGCGTGGGCCAAGTCGGCAAAGAAACCTTCAAAATCGGCGGCGCGGCCCAGTTGCCCATTCGCATGTGGGGCTTTGAAGCCGAGCAAGAGGATGAAGAAGGGAATGTGTTCCCCGTGCGTGGCTTCATCTGGAAAGCGACCAGTGAAGAAGGCGGCGAGTTGGAATTTAGCAAAGAAGATTGGACGGGTATTCCGTTGAAGCTGTCAGCCTTGGAGGATTTATCCAAAACCAAAGGCGAGCGGTTATTTCAATTAGTCCGCGTGGTTGAAGCCGCGTCCTAAGGGATTGGGAGAGTGAGAGGGTTTGGTTTGATTGACATTTTTAAGCGCAAAGGATACACACCCATGGCTGTCATGCTTTCCCTGACCATCGGCGGCGAGGTCAAAGAAATTCGTAAGTTGCCGTTTCGTCAAAATCAAGACTTCAAAAAGAAGTTGATTGATGTCGCCAAAAAGGTGATGCCACAAGTTGACCAGATGAGTAAGCCGCCCGCAACCAATGAAGAGGGTAAACAATCCGGCGAAGCCTTGACGGCCTATATCGTCACGATGCTGGAATCGGTTGATGGTCTGCTGGAAGATGCTTTATCACTGATTATTGCCTATGCGAGTGGTGCAATTCCAAAAAGCATCGATGACGAAATTCTTGATGAGGAAATTATTGATGCCTTTCTGTGCATTGCCAATGCGGCTGTCCCGATAAAAAAGTTACAAGTCTTGGCAGCGGGTTTTTCAAGCATTGGCTAAATGAATCCACCCATACCGATGATGTGGTGGAAGTAATGTATGCCGTCTATGGCATTCCACCCCACGAGCTGTATGAAGAAACCGTGCTGGAGCTGCTGCCCTCGTACTTACGCCGGATGCACAACGAACGCGAGCAGCAGGCCATGCTGATTGCCACCAAGGTGGGCACGATGTTGTTTGGCGATGATACCAAGGGCAAGGGCAAGGGTACGAGCAAGCGAAAGAAAGCCAATCAGCCAGCCAGCACCCGATCCGAGGTGAACTATGTCAGCGCCTCCCAGCTTATCGCAAACATGAAAGCCCGATCGGTCCGGCCATAAATTCACTGGAGTACACCCTATGGATGCAGATACCACGATGTGGATCGCCATCCATCGCGCGTTGATAGCCATTGCTAAAGCGATTGACACCTACAAAATTAAGCCTGGTCGTCGCAAAGCGCAACCGAAAACCAACGACTAG